TATTTATACAGTTATTGCATGGAGAAGATAAGATGCAGCAGTATCACTATCCACTGGAAGACGGATTTACCGAAAGGATTCACACGCCGGGAGGCGTCAGGTCACTGGTGGAGGGATCGCACTTGATGAAATTACTCCGGGATCTCGATAAGGATGGATTTAATGTCGATGGCCCACTTGCCGAACTGACTGCACTGATTAACTACGTCACCAGCTCACAGATGTCTATGCAGGATCTGCAAACACATCTCGACTATTGTGCCGAACAATTACGAAAACAAACCCGGTAAATTTAAAGGCCGCAAGAGCGGCCTATCGTTTCGCTTTGTGCTCATCCCAGCACGTTTTGCACCATGCCATTAAGCCGTCCGCATTTTGATTATTAGGGTAAAAGCTGGTTCGTTTTCTGCGGACATTACAAATTGGGCACCACTTCATATGGCGTGTATTCTTTGGGCCATCGAGACACCTTGCACACCACTTAGTCAATCCATCTGGATTTTTTGACGATTTCCTGAATTTTTCATATGGAAGGTTTATTCTGCATCGCAAGCACTGCTTGCTACCACTTGAAACTCTGTTAGCTGATTCTTCTTTTGGCGGCGATGCAGAAGGTATTCTTGCTGGCTCTGATACTGCCTGAGGTGCTTTTTTAGATGACTGAGACGATATGTCATCACCAGGGAATCTTCCATGATATGCCGGACGCGTTGACACTCCAGGTGGAAGCTCAGCTGTAAACGGCTTTGGCTGAATCAGTTGCCTCTCTTTTGCTAACTCCTGCTGTTTATAATATGTCTGGATTACCGCACTATCATAAGCAGGAGGTGCGGAAATATTAGGCGCATTACCTCCAGTTTTTTGAAACTGAGTAGAGGTGTGTTCTATCACCTGTGTACGATTAATCGTTATCTCCCCATCTTCGGTCTTTATCGTTTTGTTATGATTAACGACCGTACGATCAGAGATCTTAGTCTTGTTCTGGTTGATAACGTAAATAATCACCGCAACCACACCAACAACTATCCAGAAAACTTCCATTGCTTTTCCTCACAATAACATTACCTTAAAGGTAATATCTTGCTTTCAGGTGATCAAGCGTTAAACGCAATCAACCAAATACGGTTGATTTTAATATTTCTTCGCGTTTATCATTACCTTTGCGGTAAATTTACATCGCACTCCTCTTGTGCCATAGTAATCGGGCACTGGATTTTGCCAGTGCCGGGATTGGCGTCCCGGGTTACTACAGAGGCACATATGCCGCATAAGCGGTTTTTTTATGTGTAAAGCGCACCTATTCTATGGTGGGCTGTGTGGGGGCACCGAAAGGTGCGCCGGGTCCTTTGTAGCCGGTTACGCCAACCCTGCACAGTTCACCACCAACCGATTGGCGTCGGTAGTGGTGATTAACCTAACTACAAAGGTGATCACTATGACTGCTAACGTAACCCCATCTGTTTTTCATTTTGAATCAGAGGCAACCATTCGAGCCATTGTTATTGATGGAAATCCTTGGTTTGTTGCCAAAGACGTTATTAAAGCTCTTCAACTGACAAACCCCACTATGTCAATAAAATCTCTTGATGATGATGAAAGGGCTAAATTTAACTTAGGCCGTCAAGGCGAAACCAATATTATCAACGAGTCAGGCCTCTACACACTGATCCTCCGCTGCCGCGATGCGGTGACACCAGGCACTATCCCCTACCGCTTTCGTAAATGGGTTACAGGTGAGGTTCTTCCTCAGATCCGCCGCACCGGAAGTTACATTAAAAACTCGCTCCCGCAGGAAGAACGCATAAAGATGGTTGCCGACCAGGTAGCCAACGCCACGGCGTCAGCAGTAATGCAGGCGATGAAGATAGAGAACAAAACCTACAGTGCCCCGCTGAAGCCCGGCTACCGCAGCCTGATTCACTCGCCGTCTGGTGTTCTCGGCCTGACGGAGAACTCACTGCTGATGAATCTGCTGAACCAGTTACAGGAAGACGGGCACGACGTATCGGGCGCGGCGGCAGAGCTGACCACCATGTTCTGCTACATCGTCGGTGTGAGCAAATGCCTGCGTGATATCCAGACGCACGCGGAGTACATCAACGACAAAGCAGGATTCTTCTGACAGAACGGCGGCACATGGATGTGCCTTTAAATAATTCTGTACAGATTGCAGACTGTTGGTGAATAGCGTACTATTACCTCAAGGGTAAACGGATTGGTTTCATTTTTATTAATCCGTGTAATGAACTTATGAGATATGAGGTAATGTCATGCGAAACGAAAAATTGCAGATGCGTAGAGCGCAAGCTGCCGCAAGACGTTCTTTCAATGGAAGCGTAGAGTGCGTAAAAGTTACTATGACAAAAGATCACGCAAGTCGCGTATCCCGCGCTTTCTTTGATTCTCGTAACAATAAGGAAAATTATGAGTTCGTCTGCGTCGCAGAATGATAAAAATCAAATTGTCAGATATAAGGGTCGAGTATTGCATACGCAAAATTTCTCGGCCCTTTGTGCATCTGATCTTGAGCTGAAGAAAGTATCTGATGCCTTTACCCAGTATTGGAAAACGGGATACCATCCATCTCTTGGTAAAGATGCTGCATTTGCTCGTCCGACAGAAATGCTTAAACTAAATGTCAGGCATACTCATGTCGATAACCAAGACTATATTCCAGAAGATAGTGATAAAAAACACACTGGTAAAAAATCATCTTGGGATGCATGGAAAAATATAGCGTCTGTGCAAGTAAAATGCATACCAACAAGTGATTGCTTTTTAGTTTATTCGGTAAATCACAATCGTGATGCGCTGGTTATGTTTTTTGTTGACGCAGATGCCCACAACATAACTGAGCAAGAAGAGTTTAAAGAGGCAGCAATCACTATCAGTTATCAATTCTTTGAGAAAACAAAAACAGAACCAATGCCTTTAGAAGAAGATCTTTTTTCTGATAAATGGAAGGAATAAGCCCGCGTTGCGGGCTTTTTTGTGTCTGCGGATTCCCGCCCGGGCGGCGGTGGCATTCGTTAAAAACAAGGCCGCGAAAGCGGCCTGTGACATGTCACGCTCACGTTATGACAAGCCTATGTACCCTGCTACACCAGATAATATCAAAATAACTGCAACAGCAAATTCGCCATCGTCAATGATACATTTACGGTTCATAACGCCAAGTGCAACAAGCGCAAACACAACAAGAATAAAAGCAATCATTTCTCATCCTTATTGCGGAGTGACATCCTGTGGTCGCCACCAGTATGTCTGGTTAAACTCTTTCTTCGAACGTTGCTCCATTTTACGCAAATAGCCTGGTGAAAAATACTCCTGCATCTGGTTAAAGATCATGTGATCGAGAGCCGCCTTTAAGTACCAGAGATTCGCACCTGGCATCAAACCTTTCCCCAGCTTCACCAGATCACCACCAGTCTGCTCACTCTTCCCTTCCACAGCATTTAACGGTATGCCCTGAGCAATCTTCACTACGTCATCAACCAGACCAGCTACCGGGCCAAGCATCGACGCCAGCGCGCCGCTTCCGTACCTAGTGTGATCTGACAATAAAAAGTCACCGTAAAGGCCAAGACCACCACCTTTCAGTAGAGCACCAAGCCAAAATTTAGCAGCATCTTCTCCTGTCATCTCGCGAGGATTACGACCAGACGCAAGGTCGTTAAGTTGCTGCGACAAAGCGCCAAGAATGGTCGTACTGGCAATAAACGTCGCAATATATGCCGCACGCCCACCAGCAGACGGCATACCCATAGCGCGTGACCAGTGACGCATAACTACCGAGATAGGGAACGATTTAAACAGGAAAACACTTCTCGTTAATTCACCTTTCCATGTTCCACGCTGAATACCAGAACCGGTTATCAGTTGCTCACGTGCTCCCGGTGTAATAACAGCCATATCAACTTCTTCAGTTACGGCACCGAGAAGTTTACGCATTGCCTCAAATTTCACGCGTTCAGGCTCACCAAGATGTTTAACTGCTGAATCAGGGATACGCATAATGCTTTCCGGTGTCAGCATCGTATTATTGCCGTTCCCCCAGTCCTCCTGTTGCGCCAGCTTCCATACGCTCCAGTCTGTTTCAGTAATCCCTTTGCTTTTCAGGATACGAAAATCAGAGTCATCGAGGCTACGAAGGTCTGGTGTCCGTGACACTACCTCTCCCAGGCTTCCCATCATTGTTACGCCATAGGCGCGCTTGTGCGCATCTGACCATGCTGTAAGCCCACTGGCACGCATTACCGCCGTTGCCGCCCAACGAGACACAGACGGCCCCATATTATCCATTGCCCAGCGGTTAACACTGCCAAGTAGAGATTCCATCGCCAGACCAGCGCGGCGCGCCCGCGCAAGCTCAGTACGGTTCGTTGGGTCCATAGCTTCAAGCTGGTTGCGGAATAACTGGTTCATTGGAAGGTTGGTCACCTTCGCAGACAGATACATGGTTCCAAGATCAGAGAACGATGACAGCAACGCGGATCCTAGTCGGCTGGCAACCAGCCAGTTGCGGATATTGTCAGACCAGCGCGCGATGTGCGGATTCGCTACAGGCTGTGTCTTTCCGGAAATAAAGTTGTACAGATTCTCTGTGTTGTTCGCCAGCCGCTCGACTTTACCGGTTTTACTCGGGTTAGCTGTTGCCGTTTCTGCCTTCACCTGATCAAGAAGAGAGCGGAAAACATGATCGGGGTTTGGGCCATATGTTTCCACCAGTGCAATATCTTTACTGATACCTTCCAGGTGACCGACCATGATTTCCCATAGAGAGCGATCGCCATAAAGTTGCTGATATTGCAGATAGGAATCTGCATCTTTGAAATGTATCTGTCGTGATGCATTACCCCGGTTAGCACGTGCGCCGGAAATTCGCATTCCGGTATCAGTAAGCTTATTCAGCCCACCAGTAGCGATCGTGTTATAAGCCTCTCCAAGAAATGCAGACAACTCGGCATCGTTCATCAGTTGTCCATCGACTCGGGTATAATATTTGCGATCCAGCTTACCTATAACATCGCTAACCCACTTATCCTTTGATACCGCCCCAACCTTTTCCATAGAATGATGTTGAGGGATCCCCCAGTTTTCGAGATAGCCAATGTCCCCACCAGCATCATTAAACCGGCGGCGCAGTAGCTCTGTCACTTCTCTCCACGCCTTAGCACCTTTTCTTGCTTTAGCATTGCCAGTATTTTGCCCTCGCATTTCATATACCAGGTCACGCACGCCAGCTTCATCTTCAAACAGGCCAAAAAAGCGAGGATCAACTGCTTCAAATGCCTCCTGCAATTGACTCAATGCATAATCACGAGTGGCTTTTGTTCTGGATTCAACAGAGAGGAAATTCGATTTACCGTCTGCATTAAAAGCAATAGTACGGTTAAGAGCGCCAAGTTTCCCATCAGCCCCTTGATAGCTATTGATAAATTTATCCAATCTCTGACGTGCGGCTATAGTGAGAGCCACACGACGTTTCTTTAATGCCGCTTCTCGCTGTAATTCTTCAGATGCCAATTGTGCTGCACGATACAACCGTTCTGATTCGGAAAGTTGTCGCCACGACATCGGATCATCACGAGCAATGGAGCGCATATTTCGATAAATGCGGTCTTCAATGTTCTGTATTTCTCGCGCCGTTAACGTGCGCTGCGCCGCCTGCTGGACCGCTTGTATACATTCCTGTCTCATTTAATTTAACCTCTCAAGAAACACGCCACAGCAACATCAAACAGGCTGGAATCCTGTATTGCCTGCTCACTTTCCCTGTTCGCTTCATCCAGTACTTCACGCGCACTGCGCGATTGTGGATTACCATCATCATCCAGCACGGTGATTATCATGTCCGGAGATTCAAGCAGCGAGTCTTCAGCTATACGCAGATCAATATCTCCTGCCGGATCTGCCATCATTTTTTGTTCTGTCTGTTGCAATATCTTACCGGGCTCAAAAGGAGCTACTTCGTCTGGCGTCCTGACCTCTGCTGTTTTATAGAATGAAACAGCCTGAGCATTAAGTTCACTTTCAGCCTGCTGTCTCCGTGCCAGTTCTGCTCGAGCTTCAAAAAACTGACCGCCAGGCTCATGCGGTGCCAACGCGTTACGGGAAAATTCCAGGCGTTCTTGTGCCTGCCGGATTCGTTGGTCAATATCGCGAATTCTGGCCTGTTTATCTGATCGAGCACGAGACAAAGCTTTACCGCTACCAGTTGGCTCTTCTGCAAGAATTTGTGCGCGCTGTTCAGTGAGATTGTCGATAATTCGTTGGCTATTAGCGATTTCAGACTGGTAAACCTGTCTATCGCCACGCGACAAAAGCTGCGCGGCCTGTTCTTCAAGCAACCGATTTTCTATAGCGCGCGCCGTTTTTCCATCATCTACAGATGACAGAGCCTCATTAACTGCCTGAGAAAGCAGACTCTTGTGCCCAGGGATTTCACTGAAAGATGCAGACTCAACAATGCTGGCAACGTCTACAGGTCTCCCCTGGCTAACATCAGACATGGCTTTTCGCAGAGCCTGAATGTGAGAATTACGCGAAAGCACGTTGATCGGCACGCCAGGAGCAATATCAATTTCAGCATGATGAGCGGCATTCGCCGCCAGTGCAGCATCGATATCAACTGGTGAAAAATTTGGTGCGCTTGTAGACTCGCCGCGAGAGTTAATAAATCTGCCGACACCACCAAACGCCACCCCAAGAACAGCATCAATAGCAATTGCCTGTCGATCCAACACATCATACTGGTTAGCCATTTCGCTATAGCCACCATCACGAAGCGTTTTTGCAGTAAGCCCACGCTGTGCCATACCGAACGCAATATTTGTACCTGCGGCATAGGCAATATCTGGCGTTGCACGTACTGCTGTTGCTGCGGCGCGTCGCACTGAACTCTCACCCGTCCGCGCAAGCTGAGCCGCCACACCTTCCGCCAGCGCACCACCAGCACGTAACCCGAGGCTCATAGGGATCAGTGTTCCGGCACCAGCAGTAATGCCCTGCACTAATCCCGCTTCCTGCGCCGTCCTGAAATCAACACCCTGTGCTATCAGCCGTTCAAACTCAGAAAAACCCTGTAGCGAAGTTACCGCCGCTGCACCTCCGACAGGACCACCGAGCGTTGTACCGACAACAGCCTGCCCGCCCATATCGAACAACCCATAAAGAACCTGCCCGGCGGTTCCGGTTGTCGCGGCATCAGGCGTCAGCCGCTTAACCTGCTGCTCTGCTAGTTTTCTCTGCTCGGCAATGTATGAAACTGAAGTATCATTGAGCGAGGTGTTTTCGTTAATAAACTGAGCAATCGGGGATACGATTTTATCCATCCCAGCCCATAGCAACTGATCTGGCTTTGCCACCAGCCCGGAGTACAAACCAGACAATGCCGCTCCTACAGCATTGTCGAAAAAACCAACATCGCTGTTAAAGCCCGCTGGATTTGATGCTGCTTCGTCAAGTTGCTGATTCTGGTTTACTGGATTAAGGCCAAAGTAACTCATTGCGGAATATCTCCGGAGAATCTCTGACGCTTCTGTGTCAGATCAAGAACAACAGGAGAACCATCATCTTTCAGCAGATAACCAGTACCAAGTTTCACCAGGTACTGACTATCGCCGTAACTTTGCAAACCATACTGACCAGGCGGTGTTTTTATCCCGGTGCCGACAACTTGTTCATTCCAAGCCTGATTAACCTGCTTATCGAATTGCTCTGCAGACATTCCCCACGGCAAAAGGACATTCCCCATTCCGTTATAGTCATGCACGCCACCTGTAGCTACGTTAACAGCCTGTTTCCAGATATCAGTGTCAATTTCGCCTGATATCACGCCTTTTTTCGCCATCACACCAGCGTAATAGTCCTTTGCGATCTCGTATGCCATTGATGCCCCCTGAGCATCACCAGCAAATGCATCCTTCACCATGTCAGAAAACTCAAGGCGAAGATCAGCATCTTTAGGCATCGGAATACCTTTCGCATCATCAGTACCTTTACGAGCCGCCGCGCCAGCAAGAATTGTCTGCGCAGCGGTTTCAGGAGACACGGAAACATCCGGATTAAACCAGTTTTTTTCTGCCAAAATACCACCAGGCTTGTCCATCAGTATCCCGGCAACGGCAGCAGATGGAGCGTTGGCACTGATCTGCTGTAGTGCTGACATATACACCTGCCCACCACCAGTGCTCTGCCTGATGGTATCGAGATATGCTGCCTGTTGAGAAACTGGAGCATCACGAAAGAAAACACCGATCTGATTGGCCTCGTCTTTGGAAAAGAACGTCAGTGGAGTGCCATATGACTTAGCAAGGTCACTGACCTGAGCGGCACGCAAGGCAACGCTATGTCCAAAGTTATCCTTATTGCTCATGTCGATAGGCTTTGCCTGTCCGGAGGCAAGAGAGAACTGCACAGGATCCGACTGCCGCTGCTTTATCACCTGATTTGCAGCCGAAACAACGTTGTCATAAAGAGCTGCGCGAGACGCATAACCCTCCCCTGTCTCACCAGTATCCGGGCGTAATTGCTCAACATATGCTGTAATGCTGCTTGTCGGCATGTTGCGGAAAGAGCCTATATACTGTCCGGCGATCTGCGTATTCTTAAACTCGGTATATCGCAGGTTTCCTTCTCTGACTCCATAAGCTGCAATAAAATCATCCTCACCAGGTGGGTTAGGAAATTCAACGCCACGCATATACGCAGCTGTCGCATCGCGAACCTGGCTGTCAATCATCGTTTTATATTCATCCTGCTGCTGCCGACGCAGTTGATCCGCCTGTCGCATAAAACTTGCCTGCGCCTCAGAAGATGCCGCATCGAATGCTGCATTACCGGTATAGCGTTTGGTGTTGGTTGGAATTGTTGATAAACCAAGTGCTGCACTGACACCAGCAGTTAACTGCTGATCACTGTATGGCTGGCTACCGTTCTCATGATGGATAATGGCTGCACAAAGCGCCTTCAGGGTATCAGGATTTGATGCATCGAGAGGCTCATCAGCAGAAACGCCAAGTTGTTCGCACACTGCTTTGATATACGACATAGTGTCATTTTTATCAGTGGGCGGTGCCCAGCGATTAATTATCTCGCTGACGGTATCAATACCCTGCCTATGATACGACATCAGGTTCCGCCCTAATGCACGAATCCCGTGTTCAGGTGTTTCGAATTTAGCAAATCGACCATCATCACCGGTCTGGCCTACCCACGGATTAGTTTTGCTGTATTCGAGATTTCCTGGGTTATTGTTGCGTATGCCACGGGCACGATCGGAAGAGTCACTATCGGCTACAGCACGGCGAGCTCCAGCAGCAGTATCACTTAACTCGCCATTACTTTGGATGAATGCGGTCGCATTGTTTGCCGACCACTGGGACAATGCGGCATCAGCAACCTTCTCTTTAAACTCGATTTTCTTGGCCTGGATTTGCTCGTCGCTCCAGCCATGCGCAATGCCGTAATCCTCAATTTGCTGGAAAGTTTGCTTATTAGCCAATACGTATGCGGCGTTGTCGCCATACAATGCTGCGGCATTTTTACCATTGTTCAGCAGCGTAGCCTGAAACTGACCTTCTTCGTAGGCATTTATTTGCCCTATCTCGTGCCGCCCGGCCTGCGTAGTGAACTGAATACGCTGCTGCTGCGCCTGCTGCATGAAAGCATTACGAGCCTGTTCATCCGGCAGCGACATAGCCAGTTGTTCGACCTGAGCATCAAACTGCTGCGTATACTCCTGACCTTTTCCAATAGCATTTTTCCCTTTCAGGTTAAGCAAACCTGTTTCAGGGTTATTCAGCAGATCGCTGCTTATCTGGCTTAAGCTAAGAGAAGCATCCTGAGCCATAGCAACATTCGCGCGCTGTTTTGCCTGCGCAATAATACCTGCATATTGCTCTGCAACATCGCCAAGTACATCACCGACATTTGGTGTCTGAAACGATGAGAATCCCTGCGTCGAAATCCCTCTGCTCTGAACCTGACGGCCCGATGTTGTTGGTACAACTGGCATCTTATTATCCCCTTATCGACCGGTTGGAGTGCCAACAGCAGCAGAAATCGGCGCAGCCTTCTGAGAGAACGGGCTCCACGTTCCGCCGCCCATCTGGTATGCACCGTATGCTTTTAGTGGTGCCGTTAACAAAGTGCTGGTCATCGATGATTTAGCAGCCGACTGAGCAGCAGCCCCCTGTGCCTGAGCATTCATTCCCTGAACCTGATACCCATATGCCTCACGCTGAGCATTATTCACTGTCGTTAACGCATCAAGAGTGCCGAACTGAGCATTATCCGCAAAAACGTCAAGAGCTGTTCCGCTACTTAATTCCGCACCGGTAGCCCCCATAGTGGCCGCCGCAGTGCCTGAGCGTTGACGCATTTCACGACGACGCTGATCCGCTTCAATATTCCCACGATTGATTGAATCCTGTGCCTGAACTTCAGCAATTTCAGCATTCCGATCAGCTATGGCTGACTGGTATTTTGCCTGCTTGCTCTGGCTGTACATTGACGCGGCTGTGGATGCCACTGTGACGGCAACCAAAGCGATGGCTGGGTTACACATTATTTTCTCTCCATGTGAAATCTGTGGAAATTAAGACCAAGAGCACCATAAGGCGCGGCTTCTTCAAGCCTGAATCCAAGCCAGTGCAGCCATGCTTTGGCAACATGGTTTCGCTCGTCGACGTAGTTTTCCAGGCGCGGATAAACTGCCAGCATCTGCTGCAATACAGGGCGGCAGTGGCGAAGAAATGTCTTCTGATATTTTTCAATACGGCTGGTTCCGACCAGCCATGGCGTACCATTGCCACCGATCATTGACGCCGGAGATACACCAAACATGGTTACCAGTTCTCCGTTCGCGAACCCTGACCAGGCCATAGTCGCAGTGCGCAGACCAACGCGCAGCGCATCTTCGGTAGTCATCAGCGATACCGCATACAGTTCGTCAATATCAGCCTGACGAACATCCGGCAAAATCATCTGAAGATGCTCTTCGGTAGCGGGAATAATTCGAACATCGATCATCAGAATCCCCCAACAGTAAGGCGAGGAATAACGGCAAGAACAGACAGTGGCAACGGGTCAAGCTGACGGATTCTTACACGTCCGTTTTTGCCCCAGTTACTGTCCAGTTTCACTTCTACTTTTCCGGTAGCATCATCAACAGAATCATCGTAGAACTCGAATTCACGCTGTGGATATTCGTACCATTTACCGCCGGGCGTAGTCGCCCAGATGCCGCGACTGGCATTCACAACCAGAGTAACGGACGGGATCACCTGTTTTTTGTCCAGCAGCGTTTCCTGTCCGCTAATGTTGATATCCAGTGTTTCGAATTCAGCAGTTATTGGCAGGCCGATGTGCACAACAGCCCCCGGTGATTCCAGCGTGACGGCACCTCCGGAAACCACTTTCTGTGGTTCCACGTTCGCATCAGAGAGAATGTTTACGGTCTGGCCTTCAAGATGAGACATGCCTCCAAATGTCCGGCGCGCCATCTGCCAGTTCGTGGTGGCCGCATTCCTGAGGGATGGCGGGACGTTCCTGTTAGCACGAACCACTACAGCGGTATTGCTGGTTACAGAAATAATGTCGCAACGTAATTCTTTTGACACTTCATCGCCAGTATCAGGATCAGTTCCGGTATAAGGGAACTGTAGTTGCGCACCAACATCACTACTGGTGAAGTACGCACCACCAGAAACACTGATTGTATATTCCGCGCGGTAATCCCATTCACCAGAACCACCAGTGATGGTCATCGTTCTGTCAGACGTATTTCTTCCATCATAGCTAAGGCCAGAATCAACAAAGAAAGCATCTTCATCGCTGGTAAATAAACGGCTGGACAGTCTCTCGATGTATCTCACTGTTTGCCCGTTAACGGTTCTGTTAACGACGAAATACACCGCATCTTCATTGCCTTCGCTGATACTGCATGTGCTTTCATATTTTCCGGTACTGGATTGTGGTGCCCATGCAAAAACCTGCTGATCACGCAAATAGGTCATCACCAGTAATTTACCGTCATCACGAATGCAGAAGGCGCTGGAGTAAGGGACAATCGAGAAGCACCAGTCAACAATGCTGTGCTTCTGAAAAAGATGATTGGCAAGGATGGTCAGGTCGTTCCCCTGATAGCCGTCAACATCGAATGAGTAGGCCAGATCACGGACAACACTGCCTTTCTCCTGGACGAACAGAGCAATATTCGCCACGGCAATTGGTGGGACATTGCTCGAGCCATTTGATCCCTGAGAGCTGAATGCAAATGATGATGGGGTAAGCACTTTGTTCTGGTCGCCAGTGATGACGTACTCACCTCCGGAAGTCAGCGCCACCAGCGAACCAACATCAATCAGGTGACGGATCTCATTAACCTGACGCCCGGCATAGGTGTAGATAATTCTGTCGTCATCCTGCGTAGGATTGCTTTTGCCAAAATCCTTATAATCCCCGGTACGGCTGGCCCAGATAGTCTGAGGGAACGCAGTCGATGCGGCGAAGTAAAGGCGTTGTTGATAATAAACAACAGTGCCAGGATAACCGTTAATACTGTTCCAGGCATATTTAGCCCATTTATAGCTGGCATTATCCTCGCCAACTACCTGCGAAGGGATATAGGAAATCACCTCGGCAGTTGCAGTAGTTCCATTTGCAGCAGAGATACGGGCAATGCCAAAACCACTGTGCAGATACTCCCACTCAATGCCGGTATCATCATCACCGGATCCGCCCCAGCCATCCCATGATGTGCCTTCTGTATGCGAAGGGCGCAAAGTGCCTGTTTTGCCTGCTGTAACGGCGCGATAGTAGTTACTGTCTGCACGGCGAATATCGCCAATCGACGTACTCTTACTGGTTTCCCATACCGGCACAGAATCCACTGCAGGCTGTTCCAGATAGAACAATTTGCCTACCTGCTCCGCGCCAAAAATTGAGGCGCTTGCCGTTAACGTAATTGTCCCGGTGCTGGCGCTGGCATAAACCGTCACTGACTCGTCAATATTGATATCTTCAAATGGCCCGTTCTTCGTTACCACATCAACCAGTTGCCAGTTGTCATGCGCATAGCGGCGCAACTCTTTCGGCGGGTATGCCGGATGAACCAGCGTAAGCACGTCTGCGCTTTGCGTGAATTTAATTCGGAACAGATCGGCTTCAGTATATGGCGTGGCAATTTCATAAATAACATTGCTGCTGTTCAGCACCAACGCACCATCTTTGATAACGCGCATGTACTGGTGTCCGAACTCCAGAGCATAAGTCTGAACCGTCGAGAACTGGAACGGGATCAGGCGGCATTTCCGATTTGGGTATTTGGCGGCACCGACAAAACGCGTACCAGGTCGATTCTCAACGCCGCCATACTGCCGCACGATAAAGTTATCGCACTTGCGCAATGCCACCTGGTACTTCGCCATGTCGATACGACCGTACAACGACGGTCCAATCTCACCACCGGCAAAGCTGGGCTGGATCCAACTGATAGCCATCAGGACAACCTCGCAATGGTAAACTCGTCAACCGGTGGCTGTGGTTCCTGTGATTCATTCTGGCTATGCGAGCCAGCACTAAGAATCACGCGATTGTACATATTGAGGGCAAACGTACCGAGGTCTGCATTCCCAGTGAGCGCCATGTTAATAGCTGCCGCAAGACGCCAGGCCAACGCCTCCATAAAAATGGCATCAAACATGTTCACATCTGAAACGCGAGAGACATACTTGAGCCATGCCTGCGGCTGGTCTGTGTAGATCAACTTTCCTGTTCCGTTGGTGTCTGCACCAACTTCGTACTGAACGCGCATTGCTGCTGTTGGATTGCGTACACCAGGAAGCATAATTTCAGTAATGCGCAGACAATCGGACGGGTACTGGTACGCATATTCCCAGTCAGGCGGTGGATTGCTCGTATCTGCAAGCGCCACGCGTTTGGTAGCAAAGTTCCAGTCAAAATCAGAAAGAACAGCATCACGGCAGGCCTCAAAGTGCAGCGAACATTCCCCCGCTTCCTTGCTGGCTTCCGTCAGGCTGTTAATACTGCGGCTGTTGCCAATATTGGACAGCGCACGATTACAGATCTCTACTACAGAGGCCATCACTCACCTCCGTTACCGTACAGAGTTTCAGCCGCTGATTTTTCTACATCCCTGGAAACAGGAGCGATCGCCATATCAGTGATCTGCAGATCGGCGCTGCGATTAACACCATCGTCAGTTTCTCTGGCAGACAGGCCTCGAATAACAGCCTTTGCAGTTATCATCACTTCTGTTCCGACGCCCTGAGGTTGCGCCTTCAGCTTATTCAATGTGTCGTTATTAAGAGTGATGCACAGCTCCCACGGGTATTCATCGCGAGTTCTGGTTTCTCCGCTCTCATCCTGGTAGCTGTCAGTGCCGGTTTTGAGGTTTACGAGTTCCATATACACTCCTGCAATAAAGGGGCCGAAGCCCCTTGTCGGATTCGCGAGGCTTACACGCCCAGTTCTTTACGCTTATCTGCGATCTTCTCTCGGAGCGTTTCGGCTTTAGCGTTATGGTGTGGCTTCTCGTTAAAGAGCAATTCGTACTCTTCACGGAGCTTATCCAGTTCACCATCATCTGACACATCGTTGATGATTTTGGTGCTGGTTGCTGCCATAGACACCTTTCCTGCTACCTTTGCTTTTGCCTGTCTGGCTGCATCGTTAACAGGTTCCAGTGCGCTACCAGGCTCACCTTCGTATTCGATTTCTGCCCCCTCCGGCCACAGTGTGTTATGGATATGAGAGAGGCGCAGAACGCGGTATCTTGGTTTCTCACCTGACATCGATATCACCTTAACCAGTTACTTTTGAGCGGATCGGGTACGGCGTATTGGCATCAACATCCAGACTGATACCCGCAGTGAATTTGCCGGCCGTTAGTGGGCCAGTTGCGACGGAGTAGTTAACACGCAGATATCGCTGAACACCGGCTGGCACCTTTGCAGAAACAACTCGCTTACCTGCTGTCAGGGTGGCCTTTGCCAACGCACCACTATCATAAATAGTGGTCCAAGAGCTGTTATTCTCACTCGTCTGCAACTGGATGTTTACAGTTGCCTCACCACTTGCCGTGGCGGCTTCGTTAACCAGCACCCAAAACTCAAGCGGGTAACCCACACCGATATCGCGACGGTTTCCATCAATTGGACCGAGATCGATTACGTCAGTAGAAGCCGCGGTATTCGTAACCGCCTGAGCTTCGGAGAACATCAACAGTTTGTCGGTGATCATCTTCTTTCTCCATTAGTGGGTCTGTTACGACCCACAGGTTAATAACAGGCGTTACACCACGCGGGCTTCTGTTTCCAGAAGCGCATCAGTTTCACGGATTGGTACACCACGGAATGACGTCCACCACTCGCCTTCAGTCTCTTTTACGCTAATCGCCAGAGATGTTTTCTCCAGAGACTGCAGATCAAGAGCCTGGCCTACAGTGCGGTTCATGTAGAACACCGGGCGACCCATGCCACGGTTTGGAATGCGATGCAGTGCTTTAACCATCAACTTCGCAATATTTGCGGCAGAGGAAGGTTCTGAAAGATTGCTGACATCGATGTTTGCAATGCGAACAACATAACGCCAGTCACGCAGAGCAAGTCCGTTGTCCCATTTGTAATGGGTACGGTAGCCTTCGTACTTGCCGCCATTAGCATCTTCCAGTGTCACCTGGCCTTTATCTTCCATCTGAATGCCAGCCTTCTGCCCTTTCGGGAAGATGCCATGCACGGTGTTTTCGCCCCACACCACTAACCAGATTGAGGTGTTATCTGTGCCCGTGCCACCAGCATCAATGATGTTCTGAGCATTACCTGCAGACAGGCTGGAATAGCGGGAGGACAGTCCCATAAACTGCTGAGGGTTAACGCTGGAATCACCATAAAACAGCGTCTGCGCCATCTGCTGATTCATCGCTTCAATAAATGCGCGGTCTTCAGACAGGCGGAATTCGGCGGTATTGCCGTTCAGATCAGCCAGTGACTTATCGACTTCAGCATAGGTTTCCAGCATGCCAACGGAATCGGTTACCTGCACTGTGGTTGATTTGCTTGGCTGTACGCCATAGTTCAGCAAACGCCAGGTAGCTGAAGGTAAACCAGAACGAATGGTGGTTCGGTGTCCGGTAGGAAGGTTCCCTTCGACAAAAGGCATATCCTGAAGGATCGGGTTAGTTTGACCGAGAAGCTCGATAATCTTATCGACTTTCCCGTTTGGATCGACGCGCTTACCCCAGTCAGCCAGCGTTAGCGCAGTTAAGCCTTTAACAGCCATTGTCATTTCCTCTCTTATTTGCCATAGAGCACTTCGGCCGCACTACGCTGGCCTTCATTACCACCGGTGACCATGCCATCTTCAGACATCGCCTTTCCGATTTTCACGAACGTTTTGACCAGGTCAGGGTGATTACCCAGTCCGGTGGTGTTCAGATATTCTTTGAGTTCAGGTGTCCCGAACTGGTCAAGCGCACGCTGTGCGGCGCTAAGGTTAGAAATCAACTTGTCGCCACCGATTTCTTTGTCAGCTTTTACATCCGCAGCCCACTGCTCGGTTGTTTTCTGCCAGGCTTCTGCCTGGCGCTGCTGAACACCTGCCAGAATCTTCGGATAAGCATCAACCAGCTTTTGCGCTTGCTCGTTGGTCAGGTTTAGTTCTCGCGCCACCGGCTCGAATTCCTTCAACGCTTCTGTATCCAGCTCTACGCCTTCGGCAGCCTGAAACTCGTACTTCTCAGGCGCACCCTCTGGTTTATCGCCGCCCTTTTTTTCATCCTGCTTATCGTTTTCAGGCTTTTTGTCATCAGCAGGTTTATCGCCATCAGAAACAGGTTGTGGCTTATCACCTTCCTGTTGTGATGGATCACCAACTGGAGCAGGGTTATCATCTGCATGCGCTGACGGTTCTGACGCAGCCGGAGCTGCCCCACCATCGACTTGTTGCTCATTGCAAAGACGGCGATACAGCAAACGCTCAAATAAACTCATGATCACTCCTGTTCACTGGCCTCTTTGGCCATCTTCAAATACTGTTCAGGGCAATGCGCCATAACGCGCTGAAACAGTTCCAGCGCCAGATTGCGTTGCCCCTCATTAAATGCCATTGCCATAGCATCCATCGGAGAGATAGCGGAAAACACCCGGCCTTTCTCCAGCACCGACCAGACAACGCGACGCCCCTGTTCACTGCTCATGACAAAGCGAATGTCATCAATTTCACGCTGTGCCATGTCACGTTGCTTACGGGCGTTTTCTTCTTTCAGTTGATCGTCTTCGTAATCTGTCATTGTGATTGCCCACCCTGACCACTAACTGCATTCGCCATAGCTGACAACACACTCGGATCCGAAGTTTTAGCTTCGCTTAGCGTCTTGGCCCCCTGTGCCGCCGCCATCCCCATCGCCATCATTTGTTGCTGCTGTTGTTGCTGTGCCCGTTGCTGGCGAGCCTGCTCAACCTGTTCCTGCGGAACAATGACGGTTGGAGACACTCCGGACATATCAGCGAATGCATCGATCGCCTGATCAACGTTGAGTTTGTCGAGAGCTTCTGGTTTCGCTTGCGCAAGTTGACCAATGAAGTTAACCGTGGACGCCAGACTGGACAGGCCGATAGACTTCTGCGCCTGAGCCATGACGGAAATGTATTCGACCTTCAGGGGCATGCCTTCCATCGCGTCAGGCGGTGGCGGCAGCATGTTTTTGCGCACCATCATCGAGAAAGCGCGGTCAATGAGAGGATTAAGACATTCGTCGTTCAGACGCTCCAGAACCGGCCCCAACATCAGAAGTTTTTCTTCTTTCATTTCGATCACCGCTTCAACAGGCATCGAGCGGGTATTGATGTTCTGCAACATCATGAACAGATCGACAAAGTAGGCGCTGTTAATGATTTGACGAGTGTCCTGAATGTCTGCCACCAAATCTGCTGTACTGGGGTTAACCAGATAAGCAGGCCTGAAGCCATCCTGACCAGTAATCTGATCGATATACGTGATGTCGCCAGGAAGAAGGGAGGCGCGCTGATTCTTGAGGGAAGTCGGAGCAACCATCGGCGGATTGGTGGCTTTATCAATCAACTGCGACTTGCGCTTCTGGAGAAGCTGCAATGCCTTAACAGGTCCAAGCGCCAGCATACCCGGGCATGATGATCCATAAACATCTTCGCCGTTAACTTCCCAGCGCGGAGCCATAATTGGAAACTCATCGAATCCGGACTCACGCAACAACTTGTCGTTATCTCCACCAACCTCGTAATAAACCGATTTGAATGGCTTGTTCTTGCTATCCAGCTTCGATGTATCGCGGTCAATGTTCGGGTAAACCGAATGCATCACTTCGATCCACTTCTCGTAGGTGCCGCTTTCCCACATGCTTTTTACGGATTCGCTGACGTTATTTAGCCCGAACTCCTGAACAAGCTGACGAACAGTCATAGAGAACTTGCGAAAACAGGTGTCAACACTGCCACGAGGTGAGTTAGCCAGGTAGTAACTGCCTATCGGGAATGGCATTGTGCGAATGATGTCCTCGTCATCCTCCAGCACTGCCATTGCACCAGTGCTGTATGTGCCGAGGCTTCCGTATAACTGCGGAAGAGACTGGTAGAGATTCGACTTATTGAACATATCGTTCATGCGGTTCTGAACTGCCTCAAGCCACAACTTAACAGGGCCATAATCCATCATTTCAGGATCTGGCGTAGCCAGGCGAAACCACGGACGCGCGGGGCTTGTGATGCCTGACATCATGCCGCTGGCGAGAGTGCGCGCCGCCATAGTCCCGGTCGAATCAATAATGCGTGTATTGCGCCGATCGTTACGGTTGGCCTCAGAAGTCAGAAAGCGGGAACCACGCGGGTTGATGTAATCACTCAACTCGCGCCAGTGCGGCTCGAACGACTGACGCTCGCTTTCAAGTTGTGCGAACTGTTTGTTCAATCGCTCTTTAGTTGTTTCCGCCATTTCAATGACTCCGGTTACTGACCAAGCAGCGTTTTACCGCTGGTATTAGCGGTTGATGTGTCGCCCTGAGAACCGGTAAGCAGCGTAGAACTACGACCAGCAGCAGCGCGACGGCGACGTGTTTCTTCGTCGCGGGCATCAACAACGGCAGCATCCTGCTCCTGTGGTGCTGCCTGAACTTCTGGTGTTGCAGGCACTGATGGTGAGCTACCCATGCACATATCAATGACTCCGTACGCAATTAAATTATTACCAATTTAACCACATATGATT